AAATGCAGACCATGCGCCACTAGCTCAGCTGGATAGAGCAACCGCCTTCTAAGCGGTAGGTCACAGGTTCGAATCCTGTGTGGCGTGCCATTTATGGTGGGTGTAGCGTAGTTGGTTAACGCGTCGGATTGTGGTCCCGAAGATCGTGGGTTCGAGTCCCATCTCCCACCCCATATTTATTAAGAACGAATGCCGCCTGCGCTGGCTTATAGTGCCGGCGGCATTCGTTTATACTGGGATATAGCCAAGTGGTAAGGCAACGGACTTTGACTCCGTCACTCGTGGGTTCAAATCCCGCTATCCCAGCCATGCGTAAATCCTCTCTGTCACTGCGATTGAGGGGGTTTTTCTTTTTTGAAATTTTTGTGTTGTAATTGGCGATTACGCCACAATTACGCCACAATTACGCCATTGTGTATTTGTTAACTGCTTCAGAAAGTATCTTATAATCATCCATGTGTGTGTAACCGCTGGTTACTTCTAAAGACTGATGACCGAGAATTTTCGATACAACGGCAGTCGGCATTCCTCGTGCCTGCATCAGTGTGCTATATGTGTGTCGTGTTGAATGCGGCGGTAAAACTTCTATAGGCTGCTTTCCGTCAGTCGCAAGTTGCTTATTAAGACGATCGAAGAACCACATATATCTGCTTCGCAGGCTTGATTCTGTGACAATGTAATCAGCGATAACATATTTCTGAGCTCTGTTGATTTTTTCTTCAATAAAAGTCATTACATTCTTATTGATAGGTACTATTCGCTCCTTGCCGTTCTTTGGTGGGCCTATCGTTCCATCACGCTTAACAGCACTGTCGATAAGTACACAGCTACGTTTAAAATCGAACTTTCCCGGTGATAGAGCTCTCAGCTCACCGGAGCGTATTCCTGTTGACAAAAGAATGATTATCGGAAGCCCGAAAGTATCGTCGTTTTTTGCAAAATTTAAGATTTCGATTGCATCCTCCTCTGTGTAACTTTGCTTCTGTCCTGCTTTCTTCTTGGCTATCTGCGCTCTTGTAACGGGATTCTTTGTGCAATAATCGTTGTCTACTGCATCCTCAAATAAGGCGTTCAACAAAAAGCGTAACCGCTTCCGAATACTTTGGCTGTAATCAAGGTTCGCAAAAAAATCGGTAATATGGATGGGCTTGATGTCACTCAAACTCATTTTGCCTATCTTATGATCACTCACTTTTTGTAAGAGATACTTATATTCTTCAAACGTGCTTCGCTGTATGTTGTTTTTCTTGTATGTGTCCAGCCACACAGGAATCCATTCCGACAGCGAATAGTCGTCGGTTGCTCGCTTTGATTCTCCGCCGCTCTTGATAAACTCTTTGTACTTCTTACGGCATTCTGATTCCGTAGAGCCGTAGAATCGGTAACGTAATCTTTTTCCGAAAATATCATAGCCATTACTTATGGTCAATTCTATTTGGCCTGTTTTAAGTTTTCTGAAACTTCCGTCGCCCTTTTTGCGTGCTCTCATAATAAACACCTCCTAAATTTTTTCCCCGCTTGTTACGGCGGGGAATTGAATTATCTTTCGTATCCTTTTGACTTTTTCTTTTTGGGCTTAATTTCCTGTGTTTGCTGATAACCCGATACTAAATCTGCGTGACAGTTTTCGCATGTTTTGGCGCAAGCGTCATTTATGTGTGCACAGTTAGGACAACATATTTTTTCGCTCATCTTCAGTCCTCCTTTCTGCTGGGATGTGTATTATATAAAAATATAATAATCTTTTAGTCAGCTATAGTTGATAAGAAGGCGTTGTATACTTTATATTTCTTTACCCAGATTCGCTATCTCTCTGTCAAGCTCCTCCTCACTTGGAACATTGTCATATTTTTTCATCGTTCTTTGTGATACAAAATCTGTTACAAGCGTATTATTGCCTGCAAGAATGTCTGCAACAATTTTCTTGAATGTCGTAAAACTAACGATAGAATCAGGAATTTCAAGCTTTTGACAATTGTTGAGCATTTTAGGTGCATAATAGTCTTTATATTCGTAAATAGCTTTTTTGACAGCCGGAGCGATGATAAGCTGATAAGAAGCTAAATTTCCGCCATCTTCTAATCCTGACAAATCTATGCGAAGAGTGTAAAGATAATACTGTAAACTTTCCTCGTAATTCCTAGAACTTTTAGACAGTTCAGCTAAAGAAAGCAGTACGTTACGATAAGCACAGTATTGTTGCTCTTGCAAAGTGTCGTTAAGTCTTCGGTTGAGTATAGCTTTCGCTACTTCATCAGGCACAGTATCGCCAAGATTTCTTTTCTCTGAAATATACTCGTCAACTGTAATACCGTATCTCTGGTACTCTATAGCTGTCAGCAGTTCGGCGTGCTCTTTGATAAAATCATTTCCTGCGTCCGTAAGAACACAGTCGGTAACGCCCTTTATTGTTCCGGAATGCTGTAATAAACCTCTGCCTATCATCTGTTCTTCTTTTGAACGAGGATCGTCTATTTTGCATTCATAGTGCATCCATTTTGGAAAAGAACTGTGCTTTCCTTTAACATACCAGTTAAGAAAACGAGTATTAGCAAGATCATCATCTGCATTTGTTGGTTCGGCAAGAGGCTCTGCAGAGGTCGGGTTGTTTTCTACAGGCTGTTCTTTCTTACCGAAGAGTAAATTAAATAAGCTCATTTGTCACCTCTTATGTATTTCGCCGCTATCTGCGGCGATTGTGCTCTATAAAATCTCTGAATTGATCGTATAATCTGCGCTCTAATGGCGATGTTAAAAAGCGATTACGTCTATAGAGTTCTTGCATACGCTCAGCGCGAAAGCCTGCTGCTTGCAGAGAAATATTACAAGTTTCGGATATTTCTTCGGCTGTATGCAAATCAAGCCCCCATAAGACACAAGCGGGTGCTAATAGCCGTGCCGCAAACATATCTGCTTGTGTTTCAAGTTCAGGCTTGACTTCTGTACGCGCCCTATTGAGTTGTGTTACATCGTCACCTAAATGCCCGAGTAGGAAATGTCCGAGTTCATGAGCGATCGAAAATCTGCAACGAGATTTCGGCTCTGTATTGTTGACTACTATTGCTATTTCAGAGTTTATTTTTACTATCCTCCCGCTTTCGTTCGCATTGAGATAGTTATTATCATCATCAATAACATCGATGTCGTAAATGCGGCAGATACTGCCTATAGGCACAGGCAATAATCTGATGTTACAATCAAGCAGACACTGCCAGCTCGCGTTACGGACGTTTTTGTATTTTGCATAGTCCATTTAATCACCTCAGGGTTATTGTTTACCTTGAGATGATTTTTATTTATACATTAGTCGTACTTGTCGTTTTGCGGTGTTGCTCCTAATATTATTTCCGCTTCGCTCTTTGATATTTTCTTTTCTCCCGGCTCGTCGCCTCCGCGTGCGGCGGTTTGAATTGTGACATATTCTTCTTCGTCCGGATCAAGAAGCGTATCAACAATCGAAATATCTCTTTTGTTAAGCTTCTGGTATCTGTCGTACAGTGTAGCCGAAAATAATGTATTCGGCATCGGTAGTCCAAAGCAGTTGGATATTTTGCGCGCCAAATTTATGCTGACTAACTTGTGCCCTTCTTCTATTTTTCTTATAGTTGATTCTCTACAGTTAAGCACATTCGCAAATTCAGCCCGGCTCATGTTTTTACTTTCACGCAGATATCTAACAACATCCGATGAAGAACGGTATTCAAGGGGATTATAATTGCTAGGCGCAACCTCTGAATTATCTGTTTTAAGCGCAAGGTATGCCGCACTTACATTAAGCTCACAAGCTATCGACTCAAGTATAGGCAGCTTTATTTTTGATACCTGCCCTGTTTCGTATCTCTGTATTGTTGATTTATTTAATCCTAAACGTTCTCCGAGCTCACCTTGTGTCAGTTTGTTTCTTTCACGACATAGTTTGATTCTTTTACCAATTTCGTTTACATCTGCCATGTTGTTCACCTCGTTTCATTATAATCATTATAGCATATAAAATTGCATATTGCAATAGCATTTTTGAAATTTGCTAAAAAAAGTTGCAAAACGCTATTGACAAACGCCGAAAGATGTGTTAATATATACTTGCAGAAAGTTGCAAAACGCAACAAAGAAGGGAGTGATAAAATGGTGAATGCAAATAAAATCAAGGGCAGAATGCGTGAACTTGGAATAACGCAGGCAGATGTGGCTAAGTTTTTGAACGTCGCTCAGCCAACTGTAAATCAGAAAATTAACAATATCAGGCCGTTCGACTTAGATGAAGCCGAGAAATTTTCTAATCTCCTGGGCATAGACACTTGTGAATTCGGTGCATATTTTTTTGCTCATTAAGTTGCAAAACGCAACAAAGAAGGGAGGCAAACTAAATGGACAAAGAAAAGTGCCTCAGCTGTGAAAAAGAGATATCAGCAGACTCAAATTTTTGCTCACATTGTGGCAAAAAGCAGAAGTCAGTGTGCAACTGCTGGGTAAAAGAAAAGCCTTATAGAGGAGGTGAGAACATGGTAGCCAACATTGAAAGAGAGTGGGAAGAAAAGTACAAGCCTGCTATTCTCCGGCATAAGAAAGTGCCAAAGGAGATAGTAGCTGATTTGCTTGACGTATCAACACAGACGGTTGATGATATGCTTCGCTCGGGTGATTATCATTTTGGCATTGCACGGCATTGTGCAGGCGGTAAATACAAGTATGAGATTCATCCATTGCGATTTATAGCGTGGTACGAAGGAAGGTTACTTTGATAAGGAGGTAAAAATGAAAATATCTAAGATAATCGCCTACATACTCTCCCAGATCCTGCGGCTGTGGATAACAGCCTCTGCGACAGTGATGATGTACATACCGATGTCGGCACTGGCTTACGCCCAGAGGGGCTATCGTGCAGTTGGCGGCGAAATGCTACCCGTTGCAATAGTCGCTGTTGCGGTCTGGTACGGGCTTGGATGGCTGTGCGAAGAGTGGTACAAGGGCACACTGGCAATGTTAAGGCTCAGAGAGGAGCATAAAAATGGCAGATAAGCTGATAGCCTGCACTTGCGGCGGCAACGGCATCACGGTCGATGCTGAGCCACCCAAAGAAGAGCGGGAAAGCTGGGAAAGGCACGGATTTGAGCCGCCGAGGCATTACGCTGTACGTTGTGACAAGTGCGGAAAACAGACGGGAACGTACAAACTGAAGACACCTGCGTGGAAAGAATGGAACAGATTGAACAAGACAAAGTGCAAGTACAAGCTGTTTAATGCAAAGCAGAAAGCAATGGTAATGCGGCGAATCATCAGAATGCTAAAGGACGCAAGAGATGAAAGCCCGAACGATGAAGCAATCAAAGGCTATGCGGAAGATCTATACGATGAAATTCTAATAGCCGCTGAAAAGGGGGCTGACAATGCCTGAGAAGCTCATCAAAAGCAAACAGCGTGTCAAAGACTTTGCCGAAGTGTTTACGCCGGCACACATCGTCAAGGATATGTGCGACCTCGTCCCCGAAGAGATGTGGGTAAGCATAGACACAACGTTCCTCGAGCCTGCCTGTGGTACTGGAAACTTTTTAGCCGAGATCCTCAGCAGGAAGTTCAGGTTGTGCAAGGACTGGCAGGAGGGTTTAAAGGCACTGAACAGTGTGTACGGCATAGACATACAGCAAGACAACGTTGAGGAAACGAAAATAAGGCTGTTTGATATGTACATAGCGGTGTTTCCGAAAGCTCCGGCACTGTCGAGTATAATCGCAGTCGGCATACTCGAAAAGCATATAGTGCAGGGTGATTTTATTCCTGAGTTCACACGGAAAATCAACGAGAAAAGGAGAAAAGTAAGTGATAGCATCCAACTTCAACGTCCTCCTCGAGCGTGACGCAAACGAAGCGGCAAGAGCAGGGCTAAGCTATGGCGAGTGGTGGTCGATCAAGGACGGTCAGAAGCTCGCCGACAAGGTACACTTCCGCAGAGCACAGCAAGTGGCGGCGCTCAGCAGAAAGAGAGGACAGCGAAAATGAGTGAAATAGGAGTTGTTAAAGGGTTCAAGGTGTTCAATCCTGATTGGACGTGTAAAGATAAACAGTACGGTTGTCCAGGAAGGTTTGAAGAAGATGTTACACCGTCTATCTGCAATAAAGGGATGCACTTCTGCAAGAGGGCAAGTGACTGCTTCAATTATTATTCTTTCGACCCGAATAACAAGGTTGCAGAAGTCATAGCTTACGGCGAAGTTTCAGAAGAAGGCAATAAGTGCGCTACGAATAAACTTGAAGTAGTTCGTAAAATCCCGTGGTCTGAATTGCTTGACCTTGTAAACACCGGGAAAGGTTGCACCGGACTTTGCAACAGCGGCAATTGCAACAGCGGCAATCGCAACAGTGGCAATTGGAACAGCGGCAATCGCAACAGTGGCAATTGGAACAGCGGCAATTGCAACAGCGGCAATTGCAACAGCGGCAATTACAACAGCGGCAATTACAACAGCGGCAATTGCAACAGCGGCAATTACAACAGCGGCAATCGCAACAGTGGCAATTGGAACAGCGGCAATCGCAACAGTGGCAATTGGAACAGCGGCAATTACAACAGCGGCAATTGCAACAGCGGCAATTACAACAGCGGCAATTGGAACAAAACCAACTTTTCCAACGGTTGTTTCAATACGATTGAACCGAAAATTCATTTGTTCAACAAGCCCTCTGAATGGACTTATCAGGATTGGTTAAATTCGGATGCCCGTTATCTTCTAAATCAGCTTCCGGGTAATGTAATTAAATACATTTGGCTTGATGATATGACGAATGAAGAAAAGGCGGCACACCCAGAAGCGGAAACAACAGGCGGCTATCTGAAAATCTTGGATAATTCCGAATGTGCGGTCATTTGGTGGCGTGGACTTTCTGACGGTCAAAAGGCAATTATCACAGCAATTCCGAATTTCGACAAGGCTATTTTCAAAGAGATCACCGGGATTGATGTAGATACGGATTAAGAGAGAGGGAAGAAATGAAGTTTAAAGTTAGCACAACGGTTGCTACTTACGAAGAAGTAATGGCAATTGCTCAGGCACTTGTCGGTATCATAGATGAGTTAAAAATTGTCGCTGAGGGTGAGGAGGACGAAGACGATGTATAAATGTGAGCGTTGCGACTGGACAGGCTCGTCCTCGGAACTCGGATATTACACCGAGTATCGAGGAGAATGTCATGGCGCACCTGCGTGGGAAACATTACCGTGTTGCCCAGAATGCGGGTACGACGTTGAACCGGTCGAAGAAGAATAAAAAATAACCGCCCGAAGGCGGCAAAAACAAATATTTATGCAAGTCCAGTATAACACTGGCAAAGGAAAAAGTCAATGGATATAAAAGAAAAACTTACAGCCGAACTGAAAGACGCAAAGCTCGGCAAGTATGAAACAGAAGTAAAAAACGCTGTTTTAAGGACTATCTGCAAATTCTGCGAGCAGAATGCAGAGTTTAAACAGGCCATAGAGCAGTCGGACAAGTCTTTTGCCGACTGCCTCAAGGCAACGGTCAAGGGCGCAGGTGCAAGCCTCGAAGATCTCGAAGTATACAAGCGTGCAGTAGCATTTTACTTTCCCGGTGCGGATATAAAATGCACTATGACGCTTGATCTCGGTGATAACGGATTCAGCAACAGCAAAACATCCACAGAAGCAGACAGTGGCAAGTTACAGCTTGACCTTGACAGCCTGCTCGACTTCTGAGGTGCGGTAATATGAAAAAAGAACGTAAGGAACTTCTTATGCACAGCTTTCCGGCCGCTACAGCAGATCAGATGAGCAAAATGGAAGGCAAGGGAGCGGCAAACTACATAATATTTCTGACACGTGGTGCGGAATTGTTCGCAAGAGGGTATCACAGATATTCTAACGGTTATATCGTCGAGCGACAGCGCTATGTGTTTGCAAAAGACGGAGCAGTAAGATACGGTAGCGAAGACGGTAAGCGGTGGGACATTCGCTCAGAGTTTCGTGAGCCGGTCTTCTGCTCAGCTTCATACGGGTATAGCTTCAACAACTCGTATAAAATCATCAACAAAAAGGCGATAAGCCGGTCGGATATGCGATACAGTCAGTACGATAAGTATGCGGGAGATCTGCTGATGTGCTATCTGGACCTGTACTGTAAGCATCCGAATCTCGAATATTTGCTGAAGCAAGGTTATGACCTGATTCAAAAAAATTATACAGGCTTTTGGGGCAATACGGCAAAACTTACATTGCCAAGTTATATTAACTGGAAAAGTAATAATCTTCTTGAAATGCTCGGCCTTACAAAATCCGAGTTCAAAGCTCTCAAAGGGCAGGAACACTTATACGGCGCTTACAGGATAAATAAGGAGCATTTTCCAAAAGTGACACCGGAAGACCTGATACTTATATCTAAAGTCTTTGACTATGAATACGGAACGCTGAAACGCTTTTTAGACGCAACCGGCGCAACACCGCAAAGAATGTCAAGATACCTTGCCGATAACCAAATAAACACAAGAGATTACAGCGATTACCTTGACCAGTGCAAACAGCTCAGATACAACACTAAAGATACTGCGATATGCTTTCCGCATAATTTCGAGGCAATGCACGAAAGACTGTCGGCAACTATCGAGTATCAGCACGATAAAGCGGTAAGAGCAGAGTTTACAAAGCATATTGAGGAACGCAAACAGCTTGAGTTTTCTGACGGAAATCTGATGATAGTACAACCGAAGCAGCTGTCGGATATAGCTTACGAAGGTAAAGCTTTAAGCCATTGCGTCGGCGGATATGCCGAAAGGCACGCAAAAGGCGCTCTGAGTATAATGTTCATCCGTAAAAAATCCGAGCCGGACAAGCCGTACTATACAATGGAAGTCTCAGCGGACGGAAAAATCGTACAGGTCAGAGGAAAACGAAACATAGCACCGGGCGAGGACGTAGATACGCTGATCAAAGATTACATGGCGTATCTTGAAAAGATTTTCAGCGATAAAAGGAGGAAAACAGCATGAACGACTTACCAACACGTTGCATTGACCCAATATTAAAAGATTGTGAAAATTGTCGTTACGGACACGTTGTTTATCCTGGTTGGGTTGAAACATATGAAGACATATACGGTTGCTGTTATGACACATATTGTTCACTTGGATATGACCAAGATAGACCCGAGGACGAGCCTACCGAAGAAGAGTTGAAAAAATTTGATGAATGGCTGGCAACCATATACGGAGATAATGCAAAATGAATGAATTATCAGTGAATTACACAAAAGCACAGGAGCTTGATCGCAGAATAAAGACCTCAGCACAGCTAGCACAGCAGAGCTTGTATGAGATGTGCAAGGGTTTTAAAGAGATGAGGGACAGTAAGCTCTATAAGGAGCTGGGGTATAGCACGTTTGAGGATTACTGCGAACAGGAAACAGGACTAAAAAAAGTTCAGGTGTACAGTTACATTAAAGTTATCGAAAAGTTACCCGAAAGTTTTGTTCAGTCGACTGTACAAATTGGTGTTCAGAAACTCTATCTTTTATCTTCCCTTTCTGAAGAAGAACGTACAGAAATAACCGAGAACACCGACCTTGAAAACACCTCCGTCCGTGAGCTTGAACAGCAGATACGGCAGATAAGAGCGGAAAAGGATAAGGCGGTAGCCGATAAGTCGGCCGCAGAAGCTGAAGCATCCGCCGCCGCTCAGCAGGCGAAATCACTTGAAAAAGCCAAGAACGCATTGTCACAGCAGATAGCAGCACTCGAAGCAGAAATAAAAGAACTTGAAAACCGTCCCATAGAGGTTACGGCTGAGCCGGCTAAGGACGGCGTTATGGACAAGACAGCGTTTGATAATATCTGCAAGACTTATGAACAGCAGCTTGACAAGGTGCAGGAGGACGCATTACAGGACACTATCCGCTTAAACCGTGAGCATACGGAGCAAATGAACAGTCTTAAAGCCGAAAGCGAAAAGAAACTTGAAGAACTCCGCAGTCAGCTTGAAGCCGCTAAGCGTGAGCAGTCGGAACTTACGGTGAGCGTACCCGACAGCAAGGAAACGTTTAAAGCGTACCTTGCAACAGCTATTGATGCGGCGAAGCGGCTCTGTGAGTTTATCGGCAATAATTCCGCAGACAGTAATCACGATCTGTTTGTCAGCAAAGCAAAGCAGTTTTTTGAGAAGATGACGGAGGATATAGCATGAGCACATTATACGACATCGATAACCGTCTGTACTCGCTCTTAGACGAAGAAACAGGTGAGATAACAGACCTTGAAGCGTTTGAGCAGATACAGCTTGAGCGTGAGAAGAAAATTGAGAACATCGCCTTATGGGTGAAAAATCTCAAGGCGGATGTAATGGCTCTAAAAGCCGAAAAACAGGCTTTTGCCGACAGACAAAAGGCGGCGGAGAAGAAGATAGATTCTCTGCGCAAGTTGATCTCTGACGCTTTGGGTGGTCAGCCGCTTGAAACGCCTCGTGTCAAGTTGTCCTTCCGCAAAAGTGCAGAAGTGCAGATAGACGATAAAGACGAGCTGCCCGATGAGTATTTGCGTTACAAAGAGCCTGAGCCGAATAAGACGGCTATCAAAGAAGCAATAAAAAGCGGAAAGGAGGTAGCAGGCGCACATCTTGAGGATACACTCAGCCTGCAGATAAAGTAATGGGCATACCGGTTTTAATTGTAGGACGGAGCGGCAGCGGAAAAAGCACATCGCTCCGGCACTGCCAGGACTTCGCCGTGTTTAACGTTATCGGCAAACCGTTACCGTTCAGGAATCCGCCTAAGACGTTAAACACCGACGATTACAGCAAAATAATCAACGGGCTGTATAAATGCAAAGCTAAATCAATAGCGATAGACGACGCAGGTTATCTGATGACTAATCAGTTTATGCGTGGACATTCGTCAACGGGAGCAGGCAACCAGATATACAGCTTCTACAATAGCGTTGCAGATCAGTTCTGGGGGCTACTTGAGCATATAAAAGCGCTCCCGCCCGACAAGATAGTTTACGTTATGATGCACACCGACTTTGATGATAACGGCAACATGAAGCCTAAGACTATCGGCAAACTACTTGACGAAAAGGTTTGCATAGAGGGAATGTGTACGGTAGTGCTCAGAAGCGTTTACGATAACGGCAGATACGTTTTCCTTACGAATAAGGAGGACGATACAGCACTTGAAAAAACGCCTATAGATATGTTCCCCGAAACCGCTATAGACAACGATCTTAAGATGGTCGATAACACCATCAGAGAATATTTTAATATCAATACGGAGGATAAAGAAAATGCTTGAACCAAAAGGATATAACGAAGTACAGGAGTTCGGTGAGTACGAGAAGCTCGCTCCGGGCGGACACGTTCTCAGAATACTTAAAGTCGAGGAAACGACATCAAGAAACGGCGATGATATGATAAAGATATATCTTGACACCGACAAGACCGACAAGCAGCCTGGCTTCTTCAAAAAACGTTATGACAGCGATACAAGAGCAAACAAGAAGTGGGGCTGCATTGTAAATCAGCTTGTCATTGACACTAAGACAGGGCTTGCAAGCAGAGGTTTAAAAACATTCCACACCTGCGTAGAAAAATCAAACAGCAGTAGTTTTAAGCTCATATGGGGCGACAAGTACGCCGCAAACTTCAAGAACAAGCTGATAGGCGGACTTTTTCGTAACGAGGAGTATGAAAAACAGGACGGCACAACAGGCTGGTCGGTCAAGTGCATGGCTTTTCATTCGGTCGGAGCGGTTCTTGAAGGGCTTGAAGTGCCTGAAGACAAGCACCTTGACAATGCGGTTGCACCCGGCTATCCCGTTACAAACAGTGTTGTTGCCGCTCCGCCGACAAACGATATTCCGTTACCCGATGACAACGACTATCCGTTCTGACAGGGGTGCGTATGACAGAAGAGTTTAAAAATTACAAGCCTGTCAGCGATTACACTAAGGAAGATTTCTTAACGGGCACAGAGCCATATGAATACTGCTGTGCTTTTATCGACGATCCGTTTGAGTTTGAACGAGCAAAGGCGAGAGTGACCGAGCAGGCGGCGAAGCTGAAAATACGTAGCTTTATGACTTTGCTCGGCAACTATTGCCGAAAATACGCAAAGAACCTTTCAGAAACGTTTACGGCTACAAATTTTCCGATGCAGCCGATACAGCTGATATGCGGCAACTATATCTGCGACTATACCGGTGTATCGCTTGACGGCGAAACGGTATGCGCACATCCGATAATGCCTATAATGCGTCTTTGCAATATCGACACGGGTGTCGAAAAGATAAAAATAGCTTACTCGAGGGGCGGCAGAGCGTTCCGCTATCTTATCGTTGACCGGAAGACAATATCATCGGCAAACAAGATAGTTGACCTGTCCGACAGCGGTATAGCGGTAACATCGGAGAGTGCAAAAGCACTTGTAAAGTATTTTGCAAAAATCGAGCAGTTAAATCCCGAGCTTATCCCCGAGACCGAGTGCGTTACCCGTTTGGGCTGGATAACTCAAAGCGATGATCAGCTTGATTTCGCACCATATATCGACAGCATAGTGTTTGACGGCGAAGCAGAATACAAGAAGCATTACGACAGCGTGAAAACTGTCGGAGACATCAGAAAGTGGTATGAGATCATTTACACAAATATCCGCTTGAAGTCTGTTGCGGCAAGAATGGTCTTTGCTTCCTCGCTTGCTTCCGTGCTTGTAAAACCGCTCGGCTGTAACTGCTTTTGGGTTCATTTGTGGGGCGAGACGGAATGTGCCAAAACGGTTCTTGCAATGACGGCGGCGAGCGTATGGGGAAACCCCGAAATAGGCGATTATATCATGACGTTTAATGCTACTACTGTTGGCATGGAAAAGACGGCGGCGTTTTACAACAATCTGCCGTACATACTTGACGAATTACAGATCATCAACGACAAGCGAGATCTCGATAATCTGATATATATGCTGACAGAAGGCTCAGGCAGGAGCAGAGGAAATAAGCTCGGCGGACTTGACGCTGTGCCAAAGTGGAAGAACGCAGTAATTACAACAGGCGAAAGACCGATCACAACGGCACGCTCCGGCGGCGGTTCGGTGAACCGTGTTATCGAGATTGAGTGCAAAGAGAAATTCTTTGACGACCCAAGACACGTTGCAAACACGGTAAAAGCAAACTATGGAGCGTTTGGCAAAATGTTTGTGCAGAAGCTGATAAAAGACGGCTTCGAACACGCTGAGGAGCTGTTTGACAGCTATCAAAAAAAGCTGATAGCCGATTACGACGTAATGCAGAAACAGGCACAGAGCGCCGCTCTGATACTCACAGCGGACACGCTGATGTGCGAAATGCTTGGCGTGGAAGAAACGGCACTGAAAACGGAAGAAGTAGCTGAATTTTTGAAGACTAAGGCTTCCGTAAGCGTCAATCCGAGAGCGTATGAGCATATATGCAGTTTTGTCGCTTTAAATTCGACACGCTTTGTATATAATCCTGACAAGCCTATCGACCAGTGGGGAGTTCTTCCCGGTGACAAGCAATCGGTGTATATAGCGGTGCCGGTGTTTCGCAAGGTGTGTGAAGAAGAAGGGTACAACTCACAGGCATTACTATCTTACCTGCGTGACAACCGCCTCATAGAGCTTGATAAAGCGGGCAAAAACTCGGTAAACAAGAAGGTCAACGGATTAAGCACACGCTGTATTCATATGACCTTGCCGGCGGAAAATGACGATAAATACGATGATATAGAGCTGTAAAGTTACACCGGGTACACCTAAAGTTACATCACTATGTAACCGCTAAATCGGCTCTGTGAGCGGTTTTGCGGACACGGTTACACAAGTTACACCTTTTTCGGATATACCGCTATATAGTAATTTAATAATTTTTAAATTCTGCGTGTATAAAAAAATCCTATAGGAAGTTTTAATTTTCGGTGTAACGGTGTAACCGTAGCACTCAAACGCAGTTGTAGAGCGGATTCACACGGTTACACCTTAGGTGTAACATTGGTGTAACAGGTGTAACGCATAATAAGGAAAGAAGGTAAAGAATGAAAGATTACGATAAAAAAATATTTTCCGAGCGTTTAAAGAAAGCAAGAGCGGATAAAAATATGAAGCAATCCGAGCTTGCGCAAGCAATCGGCGTATCGGCGACAACTATCAGTAGCTATGAAAGAAGCGAAGGCACAAAAATTCCCTCTCTTGATAAAGCTCTGGTGCTTTCTGACGTTCTCGGCGTATCACTTGACTGGCTGTGCGGAAAAGACAGTAAAACGGTCGTTTATACTGATTTTGACGCTAAGATGTATATGACGGCACTTGTGATTGTGCTTTCAGAAAAGTCATCTAAATTTACAACTAATGAAAAAGGTCACACTATTGCATTTGAAAATAAGGTTTTAGGTGAGTTTTTGCAGAAAATTGTAAATTTGCTTAAAGTCTATCGCAATAATTTTCTTGACGCTGAAAACTTCAAAATTTGTGTTGATAACACTATAGAGAAATACTCAAAAAGAACGGTTATAGTCGACAAAATGGTCGCAATATTATGATGCAGTTATATGACTATCAAAACGATCTGATAGATAACCTCTCACGTTCATGGCGTGACGGATATAAACGACCGTGTATAGTTCTTCCGTGCGGCGGCGGTAAGTCGGTGATAGCGTCAGAGATAGCTAAACGTACAACGGACAACTGTAACCGTGTGCTGTTTATGGTACACAGGCAGGAACTATGTGAGCAGATATATAACACGTTCAGCGATTACGGCGTGAATATGAAGCTGTGCAGCGTGAATATGGTGCAGACGGTATCACGGCACTTACAGGATACTAAGCGCCCTACACTGATAATAACAGATGAGAATCATCACTGTGTTGCGAGTACATATCGCAAGGTGTACGAAGCGTTTCCGAAAGCGTACTGCGTGGGGCTTACGGCGACACCGGTACGACTTAACGGCGGTGGGCTGGGAGAGATAAACGACAGGCTCATTGAGGGTCCTACAGCAAAGTGGCTGATAGATAATAAAAGGCTTGCACCGTATCGGTATTACGCTCCTGCTCTTGCGGATTGCTCACGATTGATATCACGGTGTGGTGATTACTCGGCGGAAGATGTTGAACTGCTGATGGATAAACCTAAGATATACGGTGATGTCATAAAGTTTTACAAGCAGTTATCAGACGGCGGTAAAGCGGTATGCTACTGTGCAACGATAAGGCACAGTACAGCAATGGCACAGCAGTTTTGCGACGCTGGTATACCGGCACGGCATATTGACGGCAGTACGCCGAAAGCAGAACGTGCACAGGTAATATCAGACTTCAGGACAGGCAAGATTAAGATACTCTGTAACGTTGATCTTATATCTGAGGGCTTTGATGTTCCAGACTGCTCGGTGTCTATACTTCTCAGACCTACAAAATCATTAACTCTGTATATACAGCAGTCTATGCGCTGTATGCGGTATCAGCCGGGTAAGACAGCTATCATCATAGATCATGTCGGAAACGTACACAGACACGGACTACCGGACGCAGAACGCAAGTGGACGCTTGAGCCGAAAGCACCGACGAAGAAGCAAGCACAAGCAGAGATCAAGATAAAGCAGTGTCCTGAGTGTTATTTTACTCACGAGCCTGCAGATGTCTGCCCGAACTGCGGACATGTCTATGAAAAAACACAGCGTGAAATCAAGGAGCAGCAGGAAGCAAAGCTGATTATGATTACAAGTGAGTATCAGGACGTTACTCAGTGCAGAAGTATACAGGAACTATACGCATACGCAAAAATCAAAGGTTACAAGCCCGGATATGCGTATGTGAAAGCTAAAGAATGGGGTTGGTTCAGATAAAAGAAATTGATATACAAAACAGCATACGCCTTGCGTTAAGCGGAAAGTGCGTTATCTTCCGTGCAAATGTCGGAGTGTTCAGTACGGCAGACGGAAGAACGGTGTCAACAGGACTTCCTAAAGGATTTTCGGATCTGTTCGGCTACCGAAAATCCGATTGCAAAGCGGTATTTATCGAAGTAAAAACGGCGACAGGAAAAGTAAGACCTCAGCAGGAGCAGTTTTTGAAAACAATGAGAAGCTACGGAGCTATCGCAGGGGTAGCAAGATCGGCGGCGGAGGCGCTAAAACTGATAGATGACAGCAAATGAGGTAATAGAGCTTGCAAGGCACAATACGCCGCTTCCGGACAATGCAACGCTTGCGGAGGGGTTATTGTATAAATCAATGCGTCTGACATATGCGGCGTTCCGTGAGGGCGAGATAACAAAGGAACAGGGCACACAAGAGCGCAAGCAGGCAGTAAAACAGTTTGACAAATACCAGCTGTACGAAAAAGCGTACAGAAACAACGCTAAGCGTGGCAAAGCAATAGGCGAGTTGTTATGCGAGGTAAACAAGCACGGCTGTGAGCTGTGTAAAAGGATAGCTAAAATATATGACGGAAGAGAGGCGCTTAAGGATGAACGGAGAGAAGATTAATCATCCCGAACACTACAAAGGCAATAAGTATGAAGCAATAGATATCATTGATGACTATCAGCTTGGTTTTAATCTTGGCAATGCTGTCAAGTACATACTCCGAGCAGGCAAGAAAGGCGATACACTCGAAGACTTGAAGAAAGCAACGTGGTACATCGAACACGAGATATGCAAGCTGATGAATGAGCAAGAGGAGAGAAAAGAGAAACGCTCTAAGCGTTGCTCCGAGTGCAAATGGTACAAAACAAATGATTGCATGATGGCTTATTGGGTGCATCATGGCACGGACATACGCAATTGTACTTGCTGTATGTGGGAGGCGAAAAAATGAAATCACATATTGCAGGAAGCAGTCTGACAAGCAGGGCAAGTATCGAAGACGCAGACAAAACAAGGAAAAATCACGAGGCAGAGGTCGGATACCAGGAGAATATACGAAGGTCGGACGAGCTGAGATGTGAGATCAACAGCACAAGAAATCACGATGTCAAGCTGATGCTTGCGCTGAGGTGTATCGAGCTGATGACCGGCGAGGAAGGATTTGAAAGGAGAAATTTAAATGATTAAACATTACTGCGAAATATGCGGCGAAGAGATCGCAGGTATACGGATTATGGAGGTATAGAGGATGGAAAAGTTTGATAAGCTGAACATCGAAACGCTTGGTAAAATTATTGATCAGTTTTTGACCGAAAACGAAGTAAATATGCTGATAACGCTTCCGAAAGGATCTTTAGATGCGCAGATACAAGAAAATATAAAACTTGGAAGCGTAGTACGGTTTTATATTTTTCTGAACTGCATAAAGCCGATAGTTGAAGAATTTGCAAAAGAAGCAGAAATCGACAAAACGTCTGCGGAATGGGAAGGAATTGTCGATACATATCTTGCTATGATCAAGAAAGAAATAATTGAAGGAGGAAAAATATGAGTGAATGGATAAGCGTGGAAGATAGACTTCCTGAAAAACAGTCGTGGAATCACATCGCCATCCTTGACACAAAAACAGGCAGAATCAGTGTAGAGCAAGACTTATATGCTATTGAAACGGCCGAAAAATTTAAGCAGAAAAAAGGGTTTTGCAAAGATGGAAGATTTAACGGTCGTGAAGTCGTCATTGCTTGGATGCCGTTTCCTAAACCGCCGATAAGTAAGCAGGTAACGAGTAGTAAACGCAAACCCGCAACTGAAACCTGCCTGTTCTGTGGGCGCAAAATTCCTGACAGAAGCAACGCAGACACAATCAGAGAGTTTGTTCAGCGTTTTAAAAAGATAGCACGCAAGACAGAGCTAATAGAAATTGGTACGGAACGTATTGTTTCTTATGGCATCTCACCGCAGAAGTTGGATAAACTCGTAAATGAGATGATAAAGGAGGAAACATGACCAAACAAGAACTCCACAGCATCCGTTCACTCCGTGACGAGATAAAATTCTGGGAACGGGCGCTTGAACGAATAAGAAATAAATCTCCTGTCGGTTCTCCACAGTTTGATGTCGTTCCCTGCAACAGCGGAATAAGCAACAGAGTGCAGGACAGAGTGGAAAACACGAGGTCGATCGAGGAAATAATAGCGGAGAAAAAGGCAGAGCTTGAAGCAAAGGAGCGTGAACTTACCGAGTACATAATGACGGTTGATGACAGCCTTGTACGCAGGGCTATGTATCTGCGGCACGTCTGCTGTAAAAGCTGGAATGCCGTTGCTATGGATATAGGCGGGGACAACACAGCCGATACGATACGGAAAGCGCACGACCGTTTTATCAAAAGAAATCTTTAAGTTGTCCGTTTTGTCCGTTTTTTCTGTGGTATCATATAAAATGAGAAAAGAAAGACAATAAGTTTTCCTCCTGAAGCCCGGCACAACGGTGTCGGGTATTCTTATACCCAAAAGAAAGGACGGTGTACCGCCAATGACCGAAAGACAGAAGAAATTCGCCGAATACTACGCTCAGTGCGGTAACGCCGCTCAGAGTGCGATACAGGCAGGATACAGCAAAAAGTATGCAAATACTAATGCTTCAAAATTACTACAAAATACTACAATTACGGAATACATAAAACAGCTCACCGAAGACGCCCAGACTGCCCGAATAATGACGGCAAGAGAACGGCAGGCGATACTTTCCGATATAGCAAAAGATGCGCAGAACGAGCTGTCGGACAGGATACGGGCAATAGACACGCTGAATAAGATGACGGGGGAGTACACGCAGAAGGTCAGTATTGACGGGGATGTGGGAGTGAAGATAGTTGACGACTGTTAAGCTCAGCGACATTATAGCGCCCTCGTTCTACGATCTGCACAAGGATATAAAGGCAGACAGGCACACGCATTACTGGCTCAAAGGCGGCAGAGGCTCGACAAAATCATCTTTTGCATCAACGGAAATTCCGCTCGGTATGATGAAAGATCCTATGGCGAATGCGGTCGTTATCCGAAAAGTAGGTTTATATCTGAAAGACAGCGTGTATGAACAGCTGTTGTGGGCAATAGAAAGGCTCGGCGTGTCGCACTTATGGCAGTGCAGGCAGTCACCGCTTGAGCTTGTCTACACGCCGACAGGACAGCGTATTTTATTCCGTGGTGCTGACAAGCCGAAAAAGCTGAAATCTACCAAAGTCAGAAAGGGCTATATCCGCTATGTGTGGTATGAGGAGGCGGACGAGTTCGGCGGTATGGAAGAGATACGCACCATCAATCAATCCCTGCTCAGAGGCGGTGCGACATACACCGTTTTTTACACGTTCAATCCGCCGAAAAGCCAAAGAAACTGGATAAACAGCGAGGTGCTTGTTCCCCGCTCGGACAAGATAGTGCATCACAGCGACTATCGTTCTGTGCCGGCAGAATGGCTCGGAGAACAGTTTTTGATTGAAGCAAAGCACCTTGAGCAGACAAAGCCGGAGCAGTACAGGCATGAATATCTCGGAGAGGTGACCGGCACGGGCGCAGAGGTGTTCACAAACATTACTATCCGTCCTATTACGGACGAGGAAATAAAGTCATTTGATCATATCAAGCGTGGTATAGACTGGGGCTACGGCGCAGACCCGTTTGTATATATAACAGCTCATTTCGACAGCAAGCGAAACAGGCTGTTTATTTTTTACGAATTTTTCAGGTGCGCTGCAAAGTATGACGTTATTGCAAATGCAATCCGCAAGGAGAACACGCAGAACGGTACAATCATTGCCGAGTCTGCCGAGCCACGCTCAAACGACGAGCTTCGGGACAGGGGTTTTCGCATAAGGACGGCAGTCAAAGGTCCGGGAAGCGTCGAGCACGGTATAACTTGGCTTCAGAACCTTGAAGAGATTATTATTGACGGTACACGTTGCCCGAATGCCGCCCGTGAGTTCAACGAATATGAACTTGACCGTGACAGTAGGGGAGAGCTGAAAGCGGACTTCCCCGACAAGAACAATCACACCATAGACGCTATCCGTTATGCCCTTGAGGACTATATCGGCAGGAAGATAGTGAAATCAACGCTCAGCAAGCGGAAATTAGGCATTTATTAAGGAGATTTTATGATAACATCACCGATTTTCACAACGGACAAAACGGCGGGGATGATAACGCCGAAATTAGCACGGGATTACATAGAAAAGCACGATAAGTACGAAATGCCACGCCTTACGATGCTGGATAATTACTACTGCGGCAGACAGCGCATCTGCGACAGGCGTAAAAGTGACGATGTGCTGAGCAACAACCGTGTTATGATAAACCACGCCGCATATATCGCAAAGTTTACATCTTCGTATCTGATAGCTACTCCTGTTTCTTACAGCGGTAAAGATGATACGGATATTACGGCAATAACCGACTGTCTTTCTTATGCCGACAGCAGTACGCAGGACGCAGACCTTGCACTCGATGCCGCAATATTCGGCAGAGCATACGAACTTATCTATATGGGCGCTGACAGCCGTCCGAAGCTTGCTCGTATCACTCCGCTGTCCGCATTTGTCGTTTATGATGATACTGTGGAGCAAAATCCCGTATTTGCCGTGTATTACTATCCGGTTTTCGTGCCGGGCAACAGTACGCCTGAGTGTTTCAAGTGTCAGCTTATGACTGATACGATAACGCAGTGCTTTGAGCTTACAAGCAACTTCGGACTTAAATCGGAGGGCGAGATAATACCGCACTATTTCGGCAAAGTACCGCTGAATGAGATCTATAATGACGGTCAGCGACAGGGCGATTTTGAGCAGGTCATAAGCCTTATTGACGCATATAACACGTTGCAGTCAGACAGGGTTAACGACAAGGAGCAGTTCGTTGACAGCCTGATGTACATTAAAGGTCAGATACTCGGTGAAACAGACGATGAAAAAACGGAAACTTATAGCGATATTCAGCGCAACAGGGTCGTAGAGCTGTCGCAGGACGGTGAAATAGGCTTTCTGACACGGCAGTTTGATGAAGCAAGCGTGGAAGTGCTGAGAAAGAGTATTGTTACCGATATTCACAAGATTTCGGGCGTACCCGATATGTCGGATGAAAGTTTTGCAGGGAATGCTTCGGGTGTTGCCATGAAGTACAAGCTATTGAACCTTGAACAGATAACCAAGACGAAAGAGCGGTATTTCACAGAAGGCTTACGTTACCGCCTTGAGTGCCTTTCCAACATAATCAGTATAAAAGGCGGTCATATCGACCCGAAGCTGATAGACATAACCTTTACACGCTCACTTCCTCAAAATGAGCTTGAATTATCTCAGGTGGTGGCAACGCTTGACGGTAAAGTACCGCAGGAAACGCTGCTCTCGCTCCTGCCGTTTGTTAAAGATCCTCAGAGTGCCGCTGAAGAACTCCGACAGCAGAAGCAGGACGCTATAGCGGCACAGCAGCAGATGTTTATGAACACACCGCTTGCAAGGGGTGAAAGCAATGAAGAATCCGAGTAAGAAATACTGGGAGGACAGAGCCGCAGGACGAATGGTAAGCTACACGGCAAAAGCGGAAAGCGCCGCTGATACGCTCGGTAAGGCTTATTACGCAACAGCACGGTATCTGCAAGGGAAAGCGAATGACGTTTTTAACGCCTTTACAGATAAGTTTGAACTGAGTATTGCCGAAGCCGAAACAATGCTCAAAAATGCACCGGATAAGTCTATGTTTGAACAGATGAAGACCGCTCTTGCTACCTGCACCGATGAGCAGAAGAAACAACAGCTTGAAACACTGTTATCATCGCCTGCATACGCCCACAGAATAGGGCGGTTGAATGATCTTGACAGCAAGATAAGTGATATGTGCTCACGCCTTGCAAACGCCGAAATAGGCGTTGATACAGAGCATCTGGGCGATATAATTCAGAGTGCGTATATGCAGACGGTTTTCGATGTGACGAAGGGTGCGGATTACCGTGCGGCTTTTGATTTAATTCCCGAAAGCCGTGTGAAAGCTATTCTGTCTACTAACTGGAGTGGTCAGATGTTCTCCCAGCGTATCTGGGATAACACAAACGCACTTGCAGACGGGCTGAAGCACGATATGCTTGTGGGCATTATGGCGGGAAAGTCCGAGCAGCACATGGCGGACGATATAATGAACCGCTGCGGTGTCGGCGCTTTCGAGGCACGCAGGCTTGTCCGGACGGAAACTACCTGCGTTGCGAATATGGCGGAGCTGTATGGCTACAAGGAGCTTGACATTGACGAATACGAGTTTTCCGCCTGTCTTGACAGCCGCACAAGCGATCTATGCCGTGAGCTTGACGGTAAGGTGTTCAAGCGTAACAGCGCACAGGCAGGTGTAAATCTTCCGCCTATGCACCCGTTCTGCCGTTCTACAACGCTCCCTGTTCTGCCGAGCGAGGAGGATCTTGATAAAGAGCTTGCCGAACTGGGCGATGAGATAGGCGCAGATGTTGACTTTGACGAGTGGGTCAAGAATTTGCAGAAAACTGAGGACGGAAAACTGGTTTATAAGGCTAATAGTGTTGACAAATCGGGCGGAAGTGGTATAATAAAAGAAAGATTAAGAAAGTTGGGTAAATCAAGAGATAAACTTCGTTTTATTAGCGATGAACAGTTCAACAATTTAACAATAGAAGCACGAAAAAACGGCGCCAATATTATTCGCGGCAGTGATGAAATAGAAAAACACCTTGATGATGTAGGCGCAAGTGCCGCAATTGTCGGAGATACATTGCTGTTTAGAAATGACGTATGCATAAGTGATGTCTTAGAGGAAACACATCATTATATGCAGAATATAGGGAATTTAAATTCAGATAAGCCAGAACCATTGAGAACTATACTGAATGAAATTGAGGCTAAAAAGTATCTTATTGAGAACAGTAAGAAATATAAAATCCCGAGGAATGAAATAGAAACCACAAAACATCATTTAAAAAGCTATGAAGAAGAGCTAAAAAAATATGTAAAGGAGTATGGCAGCTATGAATAAGATTTTATCATCATTTTCAATTGGCAAATATCGCGTTTTAAAATTATCCGCAATGCCTGAAAAGCCATATTCTCACATTAAAATCGGTGAAGAAAAATTCGCACCTGTTCCAATATACGATATGGAGAACTGTGTTGCGATTGTAAGCAATCGCGACTTTACTGACAGCATTATTGAATTTATATGAACAAAACCGCCCACAGCAGTGAGCGGTTTTCTTATACCCGTGTGCAATTGATTGCACAACCAAACTTAATAATTTTACCGCCCCTTTTGGAGCGGTATATTTATATCTAAAATACGAACGAAAGGATTTTTAGTATGAACAAAATTAAGAAAATCATTATTTCCGGAGCCGGATTTATACTGACGGCGGTTCTTCTGTGTGGTTGCACGGAAGCTGACAGAGTGACGTACAATGTGCAGAAAGAAGCCGATAACTTCAATGTGACAAGGCGGTTGTCGGTTATCAATGCAAGGAGCGACAAACCAGTGCTTGAGCTTATTGGTAATTTTTCTATTTCAAACAACGAAGCAAACGAGCTGGTTGTAACGATAGAAGTTGCTCCGAACGTGTACAAGGTTGATTGTGTGTATTTGAATGACTGGACAATGTACACAGTGGAAGACGTAAGCGGTGCTTACGTTGATAAATATCATTATGAAATGAATTTTCTGCCGGAAATGATTATACCGATTACTTTTACAAATAAAGACTGATAATTTTACCGCCCCGAAAGGAGCGGTATTTTTATACCCAAAAACAAATTATTCCGAACGTTGTGGGCAATGAACGCAGTGGGCGGAGAAAGGACAGAAACATGAACAACAGAAGAATTTTCATCGGCTTACAGCACTTCGCAGAAGGCGATGGGGACGGTGGCGCAAGCGCAAACGTTCCCGGAAATCAGACGGCCGATAACGGCGGTGATGCTCAGGATAACGCATCGCAGAAACCAACCTTTGACGATATGTTAAAGGACAAGGATATGCAGTCTGAGTTTGACAAGCGTGTAAGCAAGGCACTGGAAACAGCAAAAACAAAGTGGCAGAAGGACGCAGACGAGAAACTCTCGGAGGCGAAGAAGCTCGAAAAAATGAACGCAGAGCAGAAAGCCGAGTACCAGCGTAAGCAGACTGAGGAAAAGCTTGCAAAGCGTGAGGCGGAGGTTACAAGGCGTGAGCTTATGGCGGAAGCTAAGGTACAGCTTGCGGATAAGGGCCTTCCCGTAGGGCTTGCCGCTGTGCTTGACTATACCGGTGCGGATGAATGCAAGACAAGCATTGAAACGGTCAGCAAGGCATTTGCCGAAGCCGTTGAATGTGCGGTCAACGAAAGAATGAAGGGCAATCCGCCGAAAGCAGGAAGCCCGACAGGCAAGAAGGACCCGTTCCTTGAGGGACTGGGCGTATAAGAAAGGAAAAGATATATGGTAAATTACGCAACCAAGTATTCAAACACTGTTGATGAAATTATCAAGGCAGGCGCACTCTCAGACAGTGCGGTAAATAACGACTATGAGTTCACCGGTGCTCAGACCGTAAAGGTCTACTCTATGGGCACGGCAAAGATGAACGACTACAGGACAAGCGGTGCAAACCGTTACGGCACACCCGAAGAACTTCAGGACGAAACGCAGGAGATGGTAATGTCACGCAAGAGATCATTCTCTTACACGATTGACAAGACAAATGCCGTTGATTCTCCCGAAGGTGTAAAGGACGCGGGCAAATCACTCAGAAGACAGCTCGACACTGTGGTTATCCCCGAAATTGATACTTACAGATTTGCCGCTATCGCAAAGGGGGCAGGCTTCAGAACATTCACGGCGCTGTCAAAGTCCAACGCATACGAAACATTCCTCACTGCAAATGGTATGATTGACGATGCGGAAATGCCCACAGTCGGCAGAGTGACATTTGTTACTCCCGACTTCTATAACAAGCTGAAGCTTGACGATAATTTCACTAAGGCAAGCGATATGGCACAGGAGAAGATAATTTTCAATGGTCAGATAGGACAGATTGACGAAGTGCCTGTTGTCAAGGTGCCCTCTGTCAGAATGCCCGCAGGTGCTGATTTCATTATCACCAACCCTATGGCAACAACAGGGCCTGAAAAGATAAACGACTACCGTATTCACGAAGATCCTCCCGGACTTGCAGGACACCTTGTTGAAGGTCTGTTCTACTATGACGCTTTTGTGCTGAATAACAAGAAGAATATGATAGCCGTAAATTACGGTCATCTCGGCTCTCTCACAGCGTCTATGACGGCAGGAGAAAGCGGAAAGGGCGTTGTTACCGTAACAGGCAACACAAACGGCGGTAAGCTCGTTTATAAGACGGCATCCTCTGTCACTGCGGCGACACTCGGCTCTGATGTATCAACATGGACGGAGCTTTCCTCAGACGGTATCGTATCTGCGACAGCTTCACACAAGATAGCGGTCGCAGTATCCGTTGACGGTAAGGCTGTAGCGGCATCCGAAGCAATCACGGTAGCCGTAGGTTAAGGAGAAACGCAATGACAGCACTGGAAACGCTTAAAATCCGTCTTGGTATTTCCGATGAAAAGCAGGACGGACTGCTTGCCGTGCTTCTTGACAGTGCAGAGGACACTATCCTTGACGTTATCGGCAGAGATGAACTTCCTGCAAGGCTTGTTAGTGTGCAGACAGAACTTGCGGTTATAGCCTATAACAGACAGGGAGTAGAGGGAGAAACCGCTCGCAGCGAGGGCGGTATTTCCCGTTCCTTTGTATCCGATCTGCCGCCCGATATGCAGAAAAGATTGCAGAACTATCCCCGAAAGGTCGGTGTTATCCGTGCGAATGATGACGGTTGATACAAGAACATTTGCGGTGTATCGCAAGGTATCAAAGAAAAGCGACTATGTGGGAACTGTATCGGAGCTTAAACAGGTAGCGACAATATCCGCTGTTGTAAAGCCGGTAACCGACAGCGTTTCTGTCGAACTGTACGGCGAGAGAATACACGGTATGTTGACGATAGCAACAACGGATAAATACACGCTTAAAGTCAGAGATATAGTAAGGTGTGACGGAGCAGATTATAAGATACTCTCTGTCGCACATTACACTATGCACGACAGTGCAACGGCAGAAAGGACATAAGCATGGAAATGTCAATCGAAGGACTTGAAGGGCTTATGGCAAAGCTCAGACGGCTCGGCGGAAGCGTAGATGCGGCAATAGACAAGGGCATAGGTAAAGGCGTTCAGAAGATAAAGAGTGACGCAAAGGTAAACTGCCCGTATGATACAGGAAGGCTGAAAGGCAGTATCTCTACAGAACACCTTGAGCCTAAGGTCTGGGCGGTCGGTACAAACGTTGAATATGCCATGTTTGTAGAGTTCGGCACAGGTCAGCTCGGCGCACCGGGTGTACCTCACACGATGCAACCGTGGAGATACAAGGACGCTAAAGGCAACTGGCATATAACGAACGGCGCACCGCCGAAACCGTATCTTTATCCTGCGTTGCTTGGCAACAGGGAGTATGTTTTCAAGTCCTGCAAGGTTGAGCTTGCAAGAGCAATAAGGAGCGCAATGGCATGATAGATATTATACCCACAATTGCTGATATGCTTGTCGATATAGGCACGGTGGAATTGCAGTTCCCCGACACCACAGCCGATTTTCCTGTCATTACGTTAAGTGAGATAGCAAATCAGAGCGATACCGTACTTCACGGTGCGGAGCGGCTGTCGGTTATCACGGTACAGATTGATGTATGGGATAAGGCAGACACGCCTGCTGTCGTAGCCGATATGTCGGCACGGATAAGCGTTGTAATGGTATCGAAAGGCTTTCGCCGTATATTCGGACAGATGATGCCCGACGGCGAATTACAGCGTAAATGTATGCGGTTTTCCGCAAAAATAGATGAGTTAAATCACAGGGTTTATAACCCTTGATAAGAAAGGAAAATTATTATGGAACTTTTATCAAAAGGCACAAAATTACAGTATGCCGACACAAAGGCAGGCACATATAAGACGCTTTACGGCTTACAGTCAACTCCCGATATGGGCGGCGATCCCGAAAAGGTCGATGTAACGAACCTTGCGGACGGTGCGAAGCGTTACATACCCGGTGTCAAGGACTACGGCGATCTGGACTTCACGTTCTTTTATAACGATGAAGATGAAAATCCTGCCGTGTCGGAAGCGGACGTAGCGGCGGCGTATTCCACGCTGAGAGCGTTACAGACATCGAACGCAACAGTGTGGTTCAAGCTGATTTATCCGGATAATACGGGCTATCAGTGGAGCTCAAAGGTATCGGTAAAGCGTTCTGCGGCAGAGGTCAATGCGGCGCTGAAATTCACGCTCAGAAGCACACCTCTTACAGAGCTTGAGGACGTAACTGCTGCGGCATAACTTGACATTTATAACCCTTCGTGGTATGATAAAGAAAAATATAGTATCACGGAGGGAATATTTATGGTATTAGCTGTTGTTTGTTTTATACCCGGAGCAATACTTTTAATCGCTTCTTTTTTCGCTTTTTTCAGCAATCAAGGAACCGTCGGTGCGGTAATGCTCGCTTTGGCACTGCTTTTCCTGCTTTATGGCGTTTACAGGATTAGGAAAGTAAAAAAGTCGGGCGGTAAAAGTACATCTTCATCTAAACGTTTCATTGTAAAATGCTATGGTGTTGCACTGTACGGATTGCCACAGGGGGAGTGCGAATGTTTGCTGTCCTTGTTTGGCGACAGGGTAGTTTTTACGGTAAACAAAAAAGATTCTGTTCTTAAGGCAGAAAAAATAACGTCTGCTTTGTTGAAAACGAACTCCGAACTCAAAGGAGCTTCTGCAGGCTCAACCGTTGCGGGAGCGTTACTGTTCGGCGTTCCGGGTGCAATTATCGCATCACGACCTAAGAATGTGACTGAATATGTTATCATAATAAATTATACAAGCGACGGTGAGCTAAAAACGGTAGCTGTGGCTGTAAATAAAGATAAGAAGTATGAAGCAGACAAGATAGTCAATTATATAAACAAGCATATGTCGGGCGGAAGCGACACAGTGCTGTAATTGCGCTGAAAAATAAAATTTATTAAGCACATCTGAGAGGGTGTGCTTTTCTTATGCTTAAAATTAAACGGAGGATATTAAAATGGAAGAAAACAGATTACCCTATGAAACACTGAAAATCGGTGATACCGAGTACAAGCTCAAAATCTCGGCTTCATCGGCAATCGAGATCGAGAAGAAAACAGGCAAGTCGCTTGTTGCGGGTATGGCGGATTTCGACAAGCTCGAAACAGTAACGCTGTATCTGTGGGGTGCATTAAATCGCTTCCAGGCGAATATTGACGTCAGAAAGGCGCAGGAGATCTATGACGATTACATAGACGCAGGCGGCGACCTTTCGGATATGGCGGAAATACTCTTCAAGACGCTTACGGTGTCGGGTTTTTTCAAGCGTCAGCAGGCAGAAAAACTGCTGGCGCTCGCAGAAAAGGCAGAGAGTGGAGCAGTGCAGGAGAGCTGATAACTAATCTCTACCGCCCGGCACTGTCGGCAGGAATAACACATAAAGATTTCTGGAACTTATCGGTACGGGAAATAACACAGGCGATACAGGCAAAAAATGAATACGACAAGGCACACACCGAGCTTAACGAACGCTTGATGTGTGCCTTTGCTTATAGCATCGGTCAGCTTGTTGCCATCGGTGTCAACGCTCCAAGGCAATATCCGCACAGCATAGAAAAGGCATTTCCTAAGCTGTACGGACGTGATAAGTCGGAGGGAATACCTGTGTCGGACTGGGAGTTATCAAAGCAGAATATGGCTGAATATGCGGCGGCTACGAAAGGCAGGTACAGTAAGTGACAGTAGAAGAACTGAACGTTATAGTCAGTGCAAACAAGGATGATTTTGACCGTAAGATAAGACAGGTCAACGATAATCTTGTGAACGTGAAAAAGCAGAGCGAAGATACTTCTGCCGGCGCTATGGAATCTTTCAAAAGTCTTGCTTCCGGTCTTGCATCTCTTGGGATAGGCAATATGGTCAAGCAAGCTATAAGTCTTGCAGGAGACCTTCAGCAGAACATAGGCGGTTCGGAGTCGGTATTCAAGAATTATGCCGGCACGATTCAGAAAACCGCAGAAACTGCCGCTTCTTCGCTTGGTCTTTCACAGAGCAAATACCTTGCGACCGCCACAAAAATGGGTTCGCTCTTTCAGGGCTCGGGCTTTTCGGTGGCACAGTCTGCCGACATGGTAACGCAGTCTATGCAACGAGCATCTGATGTAGCAAGTATCATGGGCATATCCGTTGACAGCGCTATGGAAGCTGTTGCAGGCATGGCAAAGGGCAACTTCACAATGATGGACAACTTAGGTGTTGCCATAAACGACACGAACCTGCAGATATACGCACAGGAAAAGGGACTTGGAAAGCTCTCTACCACACAGCAGAAGGTCAATGCCGCTATGCAGATGTTCCTTGATAAGTCGGACTATGCGGCAGGAAACTACGCAAAGGAAAACGATACCTATTCTGGCGCGCTTACGACATTCAAGGCAGAGCTTGAGGATTTTGCCGCAGAAGCCGGTACAGCGCTCCTGCCGCTTGTTCAGAGCGTACTTCCTGTGTTGTCGGGTGCTTTTAACGCTTTAAAGCCCGTGATAATGACGGTAGCAGAAGCTGTCGGAGGGCTTGGCGGTATTGTAGCGGATATACAAGCGAAGATTGAAGCGGCAACGCCTGCACAGCAGACAATGCTGAAAATCGCTATCGGTATGGCTGTGGCAATACCCGCCGTGACAATGGCAACAAGGCTTATGGCTGCTGCAAAAGCGGCTTACAGCGGTGTGCTTGCATTTCTGATACCAAAACAGCTTACATTTGCAAGTGCTTTAAAAGCGACTATGGGCTGGATAGGAATAATAGTCGGTGCGCTGGCATTATTCGGTATGGCGACAAACAAGGGGACAGAAAGCGTAGAGGACAGCTCCGAAAAGCTGAAAAAAGAAAATGAAGCGGCAAGTGATGCGTCTGAGGGCGTTGATGATGTTGCAGAAAGCACAGATAATCTTACAGACAGCGTAAAACGCAGTCTTGCAGGCTTTGACGAGCTTAACAGACTGTCGGGAAATTCAGGTACGCTTGCTTCGAGCGTGGTGTCAAGCGATGATGTTGAGAATGCGGAGGGCCTTGCGGAAGCAATGAGCAATGTGCAGGAGCAGGTCGGCGGAACATCTTTAGAAACATCTTTAGGCTTGAATTTTGACTTTGACGGTTTGCTTGACGGTTTATCGGGAGTTCTGAATAAGGCAAACGAGATAATCACGGATCTTTTCGGAGAAGAATTTGTAGAATTCTTTAAAGACGTAGGTGAAGATATTTTCGATATTTTCAACGGCAACGAAACGGAGCAGTACAATGCTCTGGTGCGACTTAATGACAGGTTTAAATCACTTTTCGGTGATTTGGGGGAAGGTTGGTCTGATTTCTGGCAAGGCATTGGAGAAGGTATATATAAATTTGCTAACGGTGATTTGCTTGGTGGACTTGAAAAGATAAACAGTATGTTTGAAGGCCTTTTCGGGGATCTCGGAAAAGGCTGGTCTAACTTCTGGCAGAGTGTAGGCTCTGGGCTTTATGAAATGACACACGCAGATGAACTCAAAGAAATAGACCTTTCCAGCAAATACGGAACTTCTATAGGCCTGGCACAACTCGATTCAAACGAATATATGCGTTCCGGATACGATCCTTCTGAGGCGTGGAATATGGCTCTTGAAAAGAACGGACTTACCTCCAACGAAGCGCTCTATGCGGTAAAGCAGTTCAGCACATACGATCCGCAGGAAGCGTATGAAGAACTGCAGAAAAGCGGGCAGATTAACAGCCCGGATACCTGGGGTGGCTTAGGACTTTTAGCGTTAAAAAAATACGCCGACGGCGGTTTTCCCGACTACGGCGACTTATTCATAGCTAACGAAGCCGGACCTGAGCTTGTCGGCACTATCGGCAACCGTACCGCAGTTGCAAACTCGTCAAGCATAGAAACAGCAATATATAACGCTGTACGCTCGGCTATGTCAGACAGTACAGGCGGTCAATCCACAGATATACACGTCACGGTCGATATAGACGGAGATACGGTCGGTGAAACCGTAGCACGCTATAATGCTGTCAGAAACCGCAGACTTAACGGAAGGAGTTAATATGCAGACACTTATAAAATTCGGCAGCTTCACGCCGATTTCGCCACGTTCTTACGCTGTACAACGCTCTGACCTTGACAGTGAGGACAGTGGCAGAAGCGAAACAGGTGTGATGTTCCGTAATCGCATAAGAGCGGGCGTGTACAAGATACAGGTAACGTGGAGAGTAAACAGATCACAGCTTTCCGCTATAGCAAATGCGATTTCTTCCGATTCGTTTTCTGCGACATTTTTCGATCCGACTACAGCCGGCACAAAGACCTGCACAATGTATGCCGGAGACAGAAGTGCAACTATGGTCCTTAACGCCGATACCGCCGCAGAAACGCTGTGGGATTTAAGCGTAAACTTTATCGAATATTAAGAGGTGATTCTATGCTTGATGTATCAGCCGCTTACACGGCGGCGATTAAGGATAAAAACCGCACAGACCGCATTGCAGGTACAATTAAGCTCTGTGATGGTGAAACGATAACTATAACCGATGATCTTATATTAAACAACAGCGTTACGCTGAAAGAACAGTTGGTTTCCGGTGATACCTTTGAAATCGGTACGTTTTACACAAATCAGCTTGATATAACGGTGTACGATGATGATTTTCTGTCACGGTCGTATGCTAATGCTCGCATTACTCCGAAATACGAAATACTGCTTGCAGGCGGCACATGGGAAAGTGTACCGCTCGGAATATTCACGGTAGATAATAGTCTTACAAAGCGCAAGGGCAGTATTCATAAGCTGACGGCTTTTGATGACAGTACAAGATTTGATGTTAATATATCAGCGTATGCAGGTGGCAGAAAGACTGTACAGCAGCACATTAAAGACGCCGCCGCAGATGTTGGTATCGAACTTGCAACAACAGATTTCGGTGCGTATCCTAACGACAATCTGACTGTAGATTCTACAATTTCAACAGAAATACAGACATACAGGGATTTGATCGAGTGGTGCTGTGCGATAATGGCGGCATCGGCGAGAATTAACCGATACGGCAAGCTCGAAATAGTAAAGCTAAAGGAAAAAACAACAACTGTTGACGATGCACTTATATATGATCCGGATTATACGGTAGAGGGCTACGAGCGTACCGGAACGGAATTTTTTGATCTCCGTGCGCTGACGAAGTATTTTTCAACAACATTTGACGGCGAGCAGTATGTGTATACAAACATTTCAACGCTTGATGATTCAGCGGCAAGAAAAGCCACATTGTATATTCCCGAGAATCCGCTGTTGCAGTCGTTGTCGATAGAAACACGAAAATCGGCGTTTCAATCCTGTGCAGACGCTATGACTATAGCACTGCGGCGTGTTGAATTTTCTTTTAACGGTAATCCTGCGATCGAATGCTTTGATACTTTATGCGGAAGCGGTGGAAAAATAGATGTTAATCGTACAATAGCATTTTTCCCGACGACGCTGGTATGGAAGTATCGAGGAGCGCATAAGGTCAGCTGTGCATTTGCGGAGCTTACCGATGAGGCAACGGCAACCGTTTTGGAAATGACACTTGCGTCAAACGAACAGTCTAAAACACCGGTACAAGTAAAAAGTAAAACAGAAAAGCGCCTTGACGGTGTGGGGAAAAAAGCAACAAGCGGCGGAAATGACGGTGTGGGTAAATATACAAACAGCGATAAGAATTGTGAGATCTTCAACGATTATTCCGGTAATAAAGCTGAATCATATTATGCACACGCCGAAGGAAGTAAGACAGCAGCGACTGCTCCTTACAGCCACGCAGAGGGCAGAGAAACGACAGCCAGCAACGAAAGTGCACACGCCGAAGGTATGAATACTTTCGCAACGGGACGGTGCGCACATGCTGAGGGTATGGGAACTGTGGCAAGAGGCAGTAATAGCCATGCCTCGGGATATTATACTGTAGCCGGAAGTGAGCACATGACTGCTATAGGTAGATATAATAGCACAACAAGCAATGCGCTTTTGGTTATCGGAAACGGTTACGGTGAGGACAGGCGAAGTAACGCATTAGTGGTAGATGATGCCGGAAACCTTTATATTTCGGGCGCACTTAATGCGGCGGGTGGAACAGGTATAGACCTGTCAGAATATCTGAAATCCGATGAGATATCCGACTGGGCAAAAGCCGAAAGCAAGCCTGTGTATACAGCGGAAGAAGTCGGGGCGGCAGAGAAGAATCATACACATAATATGTCAGATATTACGGATATGCCCGAATGGACGAAAACCGAGAATAAGCCTGCGTATACTGCTACCGAAGTCGGTGCGGCTACAGTATCCGAGCTTGACAGTAAGGATTATCTTAAAGCTTCAGACTTGACAGGTCAGACGGTAGACTTGAACACGCTGATGTTAAATATAGCCGATGACAAAGGCAAGAGCAAACGGTATTTCTGTACATCGGCGTCAGCTCAATACATTACAAACCGCCCTGTAAGTGCAAATGAGCCGTTTGAGCTTACGGTCGATAATGTCAGATTCATCTCAGCGACAGGATTTAACACGGTGCAACGGTACACATCGGTAACCCGCAAACGCTCTTATACACGCTGGTGCGATGACAAAACGTGGCGAGCTTGGATGTGCGATACCGATCTTGTGATATACGGCACTGTGTCTTCGGCACTGTCAAAGAGCTTTGAGTATGCAACTTACGGTGAGGGGTACAATCAAGTCGAAATCGAACCGTACTATGACAGCAACACGAATCCTATCAGAAACCGAATAGTGCTGACGCTGACAATTGCAACGGCATACGACAGGGATGTACTGAGCGTAGACGGCTCCGTTGAGCATCTCAACATAGAAAACGGCAATATAACAATGTCGGTGACAGGAGCAAAGACCCTGTCATTCATGATAAAGTATACAAACAAGAGAGCGTAGGTGATGAAAATGCAGATATTTCCGGATGGAACGTTTGTCCTCGGTGGCATCGAAACTGAGGACGCAGTTATGCAGGGAGCGAGGGTGATTCCCGACGATAGTGAGGAAGCTCTCGTAATACTCGCAAAGCAGGGAAAAGAAGAAGCAAACAGCGCCGAATAGGCAGAAAGGACGAAAAAATGAGCAAGATACAGATAATTATTGACAGCATAGCAGGTGCTGTCGGGGCAGTTTTAGGCTTTATGTACGGCGAGGTGAACGGGCTGTTCTGGGCGTTGATAGCGTTTATGGCACTGGACTATATCACAGGTGTGATTGTGGCGGTCATAGAAAAGCGATTATCTTCAGAAGTCGGTTTCAGAGGTCTGGCAAAGAAGTTTCTGATACTGGTCTTTGTAGCGGTTGGCCATATTGCCGATACATACATACTCGGTGGAACGCCTGCCGCAATGTCGGCCGTGATGTTGTTCTACATTGCAAATGAAGGTATCAGTATTATTGAGAATGCCGCTGCACTGGGGCTTCCGGTGCCGAAAAAATTAACCAGTATAATGGAGCAAATCAAGAATAAAAGTGAAAGCGAGGAAAAGTAATATGAGTGGAAAGTATAATTTTAAGTATCATGTGCTGGAAAGCAAGTCAGAATACTGCACAGCCGATTACGGTACGAGAGAGCCGTCCTACAGCACGCATCACGGTATGGACTTTATAAATGACGTAGGTCACTCCTGCAACGCAATAGCAGTAGCAGACGGCGAGGTTGTGACCGTACAGGATTTTGTTGACGGCTTTAACGACACATACACGGCGGGCAACTACGTCCGTATCAAGCACGAGAGCGGAGTATACAGTCGTTATCTGCATCTGGTCAAGGGCAGTGTAAAGGTTAAAGTCGGTCAAAAGGTTAAAGCCGGCACGGTGTTAGGCACGGAAGGCAATACAGGTTACTCTTACGGAACGCACCTGCACTTTGATGTGTTTGACGGTACGCAGTATGTAGATCCTCTGCCTTATCTTCTGGGCGAAAAGTCTTTTTATAAGGCAAAGAAGCCTTCAAGCACTGCTATTACGGTCGGAAGCAAGGTCAGAGTAAAGGCAGGAACGACATTTTCGGACGGTACAAAGCCGTTTACGGAAGTCTACAACACTGTTTATGACGTACAGCTGCTGTCACGCAACGGCAAGGAAGCCCGTATCGGTATAGGAGAGCAGTGGACAGGTTGGATGTACATATCGGATCTTTACCCTGCCGAACAGTCGGCAAAGGTAAAAACAGTCAAGACAGGCGGTAAGGTCAAGGTCAATTCCGGTGCTACATTTTCGGACGGTACAGAGCCGTATCCGTTTGTTTATACGACCGTCTTTGACGTTATCACGATGTCAAAGGACGGTAAGGAAGCACTGATAGGTATCGGTACCGATGTTACCGGCTGGATGTACGTTAAGGATTTAAAGGCTGAATAATACAGTTATCCCCCGGCGGAGCAAAAAGGCTCTGCCGGGGGATTTTTTGTTGGACAATAATTACGCCATTTGTATGATTTTTGACAATTTTACAGGCGTTATAAAAACGTGAAATAGCACAATTCCTGTGATTTTAACGGACTTTGACTCCGTCACTCGTGGGTTCAAATCCCGCTATCCCAGCCATGCGTAAATCCTCTCTGTCACTGCGATTGAGGGGGTTTTTCTTTTGGGGATTTGGTGGGCTAGGTGGGATTATGCATTATAATTCTGTTGTTAACAAATCCTATCCGTCCTATTCAGCGGGAAACTATGCTTTTTTTGTAACGCATTATTAAAACCAACAATCATAAATCAAAATCAAAATTGAAAGCAGTTGACAAGAGGAATTTATTATGCTATAATATTTAAGCTGTATTCAGATAATTGCAGTATCGAGGTGTAGCGCAGGTGGTAGCGCGCCTGCTTTGGGCAAAAAACGTGAGCGCTGCCGGTGGCAGAAAAAGCGAAC